TCCAGCGCCTCTTCCAACTCGGCAAGCGCACCCAGCGTCAGCTTTGCCACATGGCGCTGACCATCCAGCCAGATCGCCACCTCGCCCGCCCAGGGGTTAGCCACCGGGGCCACCATCAAAGCGCCGTGAAGGTCAGCGCCCCGGCGGAAGCCATGGCGATCTCGTAGGTCGCCTCGTCATTGTGGCTGCCGGCATATTCGATCGCGGTGATCTGGAACGCCCCCTCGATCACCCCAAAGCTCGGGATCACCACCTGGAAATCCGGGATCTCGCCGTTGAAGAACACGGCCCGCGCGCGTTCATCCGTCGCCTCGTCGCGAAACACGCCCGACCCCGAAATCGACGCCGACTTGACCCCCGCCCCAACCAGCAGCTCACGCCACCCGCCTTCGCTCTCCAGACTGGTGACATCCACCGATTCCGTGTTGAAGCTGATCCGTGTAGCCCGCAGGCCCGCAACCGTGACGAACTGGCCGTCCCCGGTCTGGTCGATCTTGATCAGCAGATCCTTGCCGCTTTGCACAGCCATGTCCGTTCTCCGTCAAAAGTGAATGGTATCGTTCCACCCCCCCTCCCCCACTTGGGGAGAAGGGCCGCGGGTGAGGGCAGCTAAAGCTGAACCCGCGCCCGGAAGGTCAGGTCGATCCGCCGGGTCTCGCCCTCTTCGATCCGCCGCGCCGAGGCACGGACAAAGAACAGGCTCACCAATTGCCCCCGGCTCAAGGCCAACGGCGCGCCAATCAGCGCGTCCGAGATGTCGGCAGCGATTGTCTTGATCGATAGGAACCCGGTTGCATCGGTGATCACGCTGATCACCATCTGGTGCTCGGCCCCTGCGCCGGACTTGTCCGACTGGTCGCGGGTCTCCTCCGGGCCAATCAGCACGAAGGTCCCGGTCGCGTTGGCCGGCACCGCATCATAGGTCGCCACCCCACCCAGGGTCGGCCAAGCGGTAAGCCGCTGAAAGACGGCCTGCTGCAAGGCAGGCGCTGCTCCATAGCTCATTTCGGCACCTCCTCGCGGGCAAAGCAGGTCAGGTATCGGCCCTGCGGGTCGCGTTCCGTCACCGCCTGGATCAGGAACAGCCGCGTGCCCTCCCGGAACCGCTGCCCCGCGTTGGGGCGTGAGGGGGAACCGACCGGCGCCCCCCGCACGGTGACCCGGTAAGGCACAGCCGAAAGCATCCGCTCTTCGCCAAGGACATCGCTTCCCGACCCCGGCAGCACCTCGGCCCAAAGCGTGCCCAGCGCGGTCCAGGCCTCGGTAAAGCCCCCTGCTCCGTCGGCAGTGCGCACGGCACCCTCCAGCACCAGTGCGCGGTTCAGATGCGGGGCGTTCATTTCCGACCCCCGCCCAAGATGCGCACCGTCCGCCACCGCTCGATCAGCGTGACGACCCCGAAAGGCAGGCCGGCAGCCTGCGCGCCGTCGTCATGCCGGTGCTCATAGTATTCCCCGGCCAGCAGCAGCACCGCCTGCCGCAAGTCTACCGGCAGGTCGCCCCAAGCCGTACCGAAGCCGGCATCGAAGACCACCTTCACCATACCGTCGGTCGGGATCGTCGGAAGAGACGCGCCCAGCGCGGCCAGCCGAGGCCGTTGCAGGTCCGGGATCAGCCGATAGGACGTGGGCGCCACCACCACCTCGCCGCCCACCGCATCGACCAGGGTCACGCTCACGATGCTGGCCACCGGGGCGACCGGCAGGGCCTGCTCGGTATCGCGCCAGCAGTCCAGGACCCACAGGAACCGGCGGCGGAACAGCATCTTGCCGATCCGCCCCTCGATCGCAGCCATGGCGGCGCGAAGCTGGCTTTCGATCAGCCCATCCTGCAGCGCATCATCGGCAAAGCCGATGCCCAGCCGCAGATGGTCCTTCATTTCCTCCACCGGCAGGGCCGCTGACGGCACCGGGGTCTCTTCGGTCAGCATCATGGTCAGATCTCCGCCCGGGGCCGGGCCAGTTGCGTTTCGGAGCTATGTCGCCCGGTCCCGCAAAGGACCGGGCACGGGGTGTCAGCTCACCGCGATCTTCAGAAGCTTGATCGCCGCAAAGTCGGTGATGTCCCCGCCGACGCGCTTGTTGGCGTAGAACAGGACGTTCGGCTTGGCGCTGAACGGATCGCGCAAGATGCGCAGGTCCGGGCGTTCGGCGATGGTATAGGCGCTGCGGAAGTCGCCGAAGGCGATGGCATGGGCGTTGGCCGCAATGTCCGGCATGTCCTCGCAGACCAGCACCGGATAGCCCATCAGTCGCGCGGGCTCATTCGCAGCAAGACCGTCCGACCACAGGAATCGGCCGTCAGCGTCCTTCATCTTGCGAACCGCGCCCACAGTCTTCGAGTTCATCACGAAACTCGCGTTGGCCCGGTAATCCGCGCCCAGCGCATAGACGAGGTTGATGATGCAATCCGCAGGGTTTACCGCCGCAAAGTCCGCCGCCGCACCGGTCGGCACATAGCCGATGCTGCCCCAGGTCCAGGACGCATTCGCCACCTTCGCCGGAAGGAGGATGCCCTTCGGCTTGTCCACCCCGTCCCCGTTTATGAAGGCCGCAGCCTCGGCCCGGATAAAGCGGGTCGCGATCTTTTCGGCCAGCCAGCCCTCGACATCGAAGGCGCTGTCGTCCAGCAGGCGCTGCGAGGCCTTCGGCATCGCCGCCAGCTCATGCAGCTTGATCGAGATGCGCTCGATGATCGGCGTCGCGGTTTCGGTCGTGGCCGCCACTTCCGTCGCCCAGCCCGAGCCGACTTCGCTGCGATCCACCAGCACGTCGAACGACGATGCCTCGACCTGCACGATATTGGCAATCGACCGAAGGCTGGAGGTTGCAAACAGCATCGACCGGATGCGGTCCGCCGTCTGCGGGTCGATCAGGTAGCCACCATCGGCAGCCACTGCGGTCGACATCGCCTTGCCTTCCAGGGTCAGCCCCCGCAGGCCATCATCATCGCCCGACCGCAGATAGGCGTTGAACGCCTTCTGATGCGGGGCTTCAATCTCCGCACCGGCCGAAAGTGCGGGGCGGCCATAGGCCATCGTCTTTGCGTTCAGCATGGTCAGTCGCTCTTCCTGATGTTTCAGCGTGGATTTCACATCGTCCTGAAAGCTGCTGAATTCTTTCAGGAAACCAGCCATGGCGGCCTTCGCCTCCGCAACCGGCGTAGGGCCAGAATGGTGGGACGGGGACAAAGCTTCCCCGGCCCGAGAGGTCATCTCGGTCATCGTTCTTCCTTTCGCTTCGTGATCGGACGCCGCGCGCTAAAGCCCGGCCAAAGTGCGGCGCGCGTCCTCGAAGACCGCCGCCATGTCGCGCCAGTCGCCTTCCATGGCATCTGCCTTGGCTGCGACCCGCGCCTCGGGAAGCATCGGGAAGGTCACCAGTGACACCTCCCAAAGCTCCAGCTCCGACAAAAGGCGCCGCCCCTTGCCGTCACGTTCCGCCTTGACCGTCCGGTAGCCGATGGACAGCCCGTCGATGGCCCCTGCAGCGACCAACGCCGCTGCCTCGCGGCCCTTCTCCACCTCGGTCAGGATGCGCCCCTTGACCCAAAGGCCGGTCGAATCTTCGCGCACCTCGTCCCAGACGCCGATGGGCTGGGCCGGGTCATGCTGCCACAGCATCTTCACCCGGCCCCCCCGCGCCGCCAGCCGCTTCAGGCTGGCCGCATAGGCCCCCTTCTGCACGATATCCCCGCCCTGGTCGGCCTTGCCGAACAGCGAGGCATAGCCGGCCACCACATGCCCCTCGGTCACCACCAGCCCGGCCTCCGGGCAGTGGAACTTGCGCTCTGGCGCACCATGATCCGTCATCGCCTCACCTCATTGCTGCCGTGATGACCGCCTCGGCCATCTGTGCCAACAGGAACGCCGCCACGCCGTAGACGCCGACCCAGATCCGTTTCTCCAGCCGCTCCAGCGTCGCCTCGATCAGTCCCAGCCGATACTCCAGCCCGGCCCAACGCTCGTTCGCAACGCGCTCGTTCGCCTCGATCCGGGCCGAGGCCGCATCGAAGCTTTCGTAGACAAAGCGCGACCCACCCTCGCCCCGTCTTGCGGTCATTCGCCCTCCACCAGCTTCGGCAGGCCGAGCAGCAACCGCTTCTCGGCCACCGTCAGGAAATCCGCCTCCCCGACCCGCGCCCATTGCTGGTCGCGCTCTACCGCCAGCGCCGGCACCTGATCCAGGTCCGGACGCAGCTCCACCTCGCTGCCGGCAAAGATCGACAGCCAGTGTGCCAGGTCCGCCAGCACCTTCGTCGCCAGGGGCAGCACAGTGAGGCGGTAGAAGGCGCGGTTCGCCTCCTGGTAATTCGCATAGGTCGCATC